AAGACGATTGGGAAGACGTGCCGGACGACTTGGAAGAAGAAGCTGAACTGAAGTTTGAGGAAGTCGAGCCGGAGATAGAAAAACGTGACGAATCTTTTTATGCTAGCCGCCTTGAGTTGATTGAAGAAGCGGCGAGGAAGGTGAAGCGTGGATGATCTACCGGAGTACGTGGTGCCCTTGTGTTGCGTGGCGTTTGCGGCGCTGGCTTGCTACTTCATGGGGAGTTGAACGCTTTGGTTAGGATGGCGCACCAAAAATAAAAATCGCCGTCGGTCATGTTGGATTTCATCTTGTTGACCCGGTCACATACCAGACGAATGTTGTGTGGGACGTAGCCTTGATCTGAATCAATCCTGTCGATAGATATATTTGTCCCGCGCCGTGAGCCGTGGTTCGATGACAGTCCTTCGTGCATCCATGTCATGGGCAGGCCGGACACGGCGCATAGTCCTTCTTGCTCTTCGTAAAGACGCATCAGGAAATCGAGGTCTATGTCTTCGTTAAGCTCGCCGCCGCTCTTTTTGACGCGTTGTCGCATGTCTCGGAAGCGGGAGGCGATGTAGTTGCGGGGGCTTTTGTAAACGGAATCGACTTGAATCTTGGCGTCACAATCGACACAAACTGCCCGCCCACCCTGATATGTACCAGTGGTGTGGTAGCGAGCGCCAAAATATTTTATAGATCTTTTTTTCTTGCAAACTTTGCAAGTAAGCCGATTCAATCGCTTGCCCCCAGATGCGATTAATCTGGGGGACTAGGTATACGCGATTAAGCCAAGCCGATCAAGGACATAATTAATAAAATTACAAACAACGCGAAGTATCCCTGCCAACCCATTAACGTTTTTTCGGGTTCCGCGATTTTGTGCAGTTTTTTCGATGACGCGCCTTTTGCCGCTGTAGGCGCGGTTATGGACACGCTGGCGTTCTTTGGCTGTGCCCACGCTTCGTTAACGTCTTTGGTTTCGGGGTTATCCGCTAGGAATCGTCCGTCTTTGCCACGGGCGCGGCGTTTTTCGTTAGCCATGAGAGGCCTCCTCTGGTTGCAACTTTGACCATTGTGAACAGGGGTCCGTGGCCCGTGACTTGTGTAGCGTACAAAACCACCTGCGTTTCGCTGTCGGTTTGGCGTGACGACAGGTCCGGCATTCGACGGCCAGTGGCAAGGGTTGCTCACCACTCGGCCAGCAATGTGGCTTGTAGTTACAGTACCTGCATTCAAAGCAATCAGGGGTATCTGAGATGCGGGTAGTGGATAAGCCACGGACCACGGATAGGGCTTTACGCATCAGGTCCTTGAACCGTGGTTCGTCAAACGGGACGTTCTGTGCGTGGTACACGGAGGTGTTTTTGTTGTACGCCACCATCCATGCTGATTTGAGACCAGACAATCCCATGAGGAGTTGCATCTGGTCGTAGTAAATAGGGTGGCTGGTAAAGATGCCTTGGTTCTTGAACATACGCCATTTCTTATCGTTCATGGACTTTATTTCAAGCACCTGAGTTCTATCGCCGTTGTAGATGACGCCATCGGCGTGGCCGCGCAGGTGACCGCCAAGCGCCGTGTATGTCCACTGTTGCTGGGTCTTTGGGTCCACCTCCGAAACATTCACCCCCGCCATCTTCATGTCATGTACCACCACCTCTTCTAACTGGTGGCCTAGTGAGAAGATCCGCATGACTGCGGGTGGTGGGGGGTTTTGCGGGTAGCCTCGCAAGCTGTATTGAAGAAAGGCGTGACACGGGTTGCCTACGTTGCTTGCGCCTATGTAGCACCGGCGCTCGCTTTTATATGTTTTCGCCGTGCTGACATCAATCGCTTCAAGTAATTCCACGTATGCGCCCCATCTGGATTAGTTGGATAAAATAACATATGAAAAGCGGTAGCGCAAAAAAAAGCCCCGCATTGCGCGAGGCCGGGTTGTAACATGTTCACTTTGGGAGTCTAACATCAACCCTAATCAAACGTTTTTAGGAGTGACACGCTTGAGGACATGCCACATCTTCAAATTAGCACTATGGTCGGACGATTTCAAGCACTTCTTGTGTTGTTTCATCGGCGGGCACGACGGAGAGGTCTGATTGAATTGCCATGGGCTTTTGAAAACGGTCGGCCATTTGATGCGCGGCTTCCATGGCAATCTTCACTTCATCTGAAGCTAGTCCAAACCACCATTTACCAGTTCTTTTATCAAGCGATCCAGAAACCATCGGGCTTTCCTTAAATCTTCTACGGGCGCGTTTTTATGTTCGTAACGCCAAAGGTATTTCATTGAAGACGCCTTGAGATAGGCCTGAAACCCCTCGGCGGTCAAGCTGGCTTTGATAGCGTCAATGCATTCAATCCCACCTTGGTTGTAGTGGGGTGGGCAATTAACGTTATCTGAATTCTGTGGCATTTTTTTCTCGTTCCGCGTCTAGCTTGGTTTTGAGAAATTCATGCCAAATATGCAGTTTCTCGAATTCTGACCGGTCGATCTGGTCGCCGCTTTCATAAGCTTTCTCAAGCTTCTTCAGCGCCTTGTCAAACTCCGCCTGCATGGTTGTAAACCGACTCATATTGAAAAGCTCTTAGACGTAAGGTCCACGCTGTTCTCTTTCTTAAACGAATCAACCTGCTTCGCAATATATTCTTGATCGCCGTCGGATAGATTTTCCATCTTCCAGCTTTCATGTATATAACGAAGCTGTCCGCTAATTGTACGCCCTTCAACGCGAGCAATCACTA